ACCAAAGTTTTCCTTAAGGTAACTAATGAATTGTTCTTGCATGGTCTTGGGTTGATTACTTTGTAATGATAGCATGGATATGGGGATTGGGAACCATCCAGTGGACAGTTCCCATAGTGGCACATTATGCAATAAGATCAACAAATGAGGACAAGAGTTTCTTATTGGTCTTTTTCTTACCTAGCATCTTAACAAATGCAGTTTTAATTTGTGCCTTAGATGCATCTTCAGGAACAACAAATTCCTCATTCTGCGACAAGGAAGTAGAAGGAAGAACATGGAATTGATCAAATCCAGTTCCAGTGAAAGTGATAAACTGATTCTTCTTAAAATCTGCTTTCACTTTCTCATAACTTCCATACTCTCTGCCATACCAAGCATAGCAATTCCTAAAGTCCCTAGAAGGTGTAATTCTAAAGTTGATGAAGTTTACCTGAGGAAACTTATCCTTTAGAGAAGTCAAGATGACATTAGCATACTTGGGAAAGTTGCCATAATCATAAGATTGATAAACCCTACCAGTTTTCCTATCACGAAGAGTAGTACTGTAATATTTGGTATATCCAATACCCTCTTCATCATGCCTCTTAACTACTTTTGTAGAAGTATTTACATAACCTTCACCATCAGTGAGGAAGATGACATTAACCTTCTGTAGTTTATTCTTCATCTGGAATTGAGGAATAAGAGTATGAAGAGTCAGTAGAGTATCTCCAAGAGGACTGCCTGACAGATCAAGATGACGAGGATGAATCCCACCTTTGTTTTGAAATGCTGTACAGCATGACCAGATATGCTTCATCTGTTGATCCAGTTCCTGTGAATTTACCTTGCTGGTAAAAAGATTCATAAGTCTAAATGATTGCTCAGGTGCAATTACATTAGCAACTTTATTGAATACTGGAGGATGATTTGGTTGCAACTCAACATAAGAATTGCAATCCACAGTGAATGCATACACTTCAAAAGGAATGTTTACCTTCCTGCAGAACCAAATAAGATTGAACAGTTGCTTACAAGTATCCAGCATCCAATCAACCATAGATCCAGACCAGTCAAAGATAAAGATCAGACCATGATTCTTACCATCAGGGATTACAGATACTTTTTTGAACAGATCTTCATTGTACTTGTAAGTATGCAGTTTGGAAGTATCTAGAACACCAGTACGTGCACTGGTAGAACGAGCATACTGATCTGCAGATTTCTTACATTCAAACTCTTTTACAAGATAAGAAACTTCTTTCTCTGCAGACTTTTTGTACTTAACAAATTCTGCATTTGTATTTGCAAACCAATTTGCAGAATATGATGATTGACTGTTGTAAAAATCTTTACAGAGTTTATGAATATGATCATTAGGAATAATCACATTCTCAAGGAAGATCTCTGGAAGTTCCACATAATTAGTTTCTTCAGAAAACTTATCAGTGAGATTTTGAGTTTTGTCATCAAAAGATTTTGATGTCTTAGACTCAAGTTCATCTACATCACCATGCTTATCACTAGGTTCAGATCCCAGTTCACTTGAAGGTGCCTGATTACTTGTAGTTACATCTTCACCTTGAGTTTCTTCATTAGATGTAGAAGATTCTTGGGACTCTTGCTCTAGTTGCAGTTCATTATTTGATTGTGGTTGATCACCTTCTCCAATACCATCAGGAAGTTCTACTTCTTGACCACCAGACTGACCAGATTCCTGAGAAATCTCAGGCATTTCAGACAACTTTTCACGTTTGTACTTAAGAAACTCAACAAGTTCCTGTGCAAGATCAAGAACTTCCTTAAAAGTTTCCAGTTTGCTGATGCGAGTCAGAAACTCATTCTCTTGGTCAGAAAATGCAATGTTATGGAATGCACCAATCTTGAAGTACATGTTGATGCGATCAATCAGATTCAATTCATCAAGATTAGTCTCTTGAGTGGAAAAGAAATCATCACTATTCAGTTCATTGTAACCATTATAGAAAGTCTTAGAAAGACCAGGATATTTCTTCTTCATCAGACGTTCTACACGAACATCCTCAATCACATTGACAAAATCCTTAGGAACATCAGGATAATCAATTGTCCAATCAATGTTATCAGTAAACAATGCATGACCCACTTCATGACCCACCAGAAGATCATAAACAGTCTCAGATGCCTTATTCCACATAGGAAGGGTTAGAATCCTACGATCTACATCAAAACATGCTGTAGGCACTTTCTTGTGCTCAATAATAAGATTCTCAGTTGCCAGACATTTGGCAAGAGATCCTTTTACTTCTAGGTTGACAGGCATTTGTGATTTCTTTACTGTCCTTACAGGATAGCACAAAAAAAGGGGGCCACCACACCCCCTTAGGACACTAACTAAACTGTCCACCACCACAGACAGGTCTGGGGCCTCAAAGTCACAAAGAACCCTCAAGACTTTTACACTATACAGTGATTAGTTGTGGGTGTCAAGCGTTGACAAGTTATCAAATCATGAGTAGGATCACTCTGTCAGGTTTCAAGAAAATATTTTAATCTCTTTGTAATCAGAGTTCGTTTCTTCGTTTATCTTACGTTTAATCTCTGCTCTCTTATCATTATTTTTATAGATCTTTCTAGCTAAGTCTATAAATCTATCATCAAATCTATTATCTTTTTCTAGTAATCTAATTTCATCTTCAATATCCCATAGGATTTGATTAACAGTAGTTAAATCAATAATATATGATGCATTAAGAACATTTAAATCTTTTGCAATTTGAGTTAGATGATTTAATTCTTTTTTGATATATTCATTATCTGAATATTTTGATTTTATTTGTAATATTGTTATTTTATCAATCAGTTCACCAACTGATACAGGAACTTTAGGGTAATTCATATTTAATAATTAAATTTCTTGTTGTAACATTTTAATAGATTCTTTCCTTTCTTTCAAGCTTAAAGTTTGCTCAGAGAATGCAGATGCAAATACAATTATATTAGGATTTTTTGTTAGTTTACCTATTTCCATTAAATGTATAAATGCTTTTTCTATGGATTTGTCTCCAATATTAATTGCCTCACTCAGTGCATGTATAGAGTAGTTGCAACATTTGTTTAATTCTCCTATACTTGCAAATAGAATACTGCATATTATAAAAACATCAATTCTAGATGGGTCAAAATATGGGATAGATTCATTTAAATATTCTTGCCCTAATGTAATTGATTTTTCTATATCTTTAACTTCAAAATAATGTTTAAAAATAAACCAAAGATAGTATAAATTTTTAGAGTTTTTATTATATTCTCGTTCACAAATTGAAAGATAAAAAAGTTCTTTATCTACAGTATTATGAATATTTTTGGTAATTTTAATAGTGGTATCTACAGAAACTTCTTCTGGGTATTTTTCACTGGATAGAAATAATGGAGTTTCATGTACAGCATTAATCCAAGTATAGTTTTTGGTTCTATGAAAACGAATATGCGCAGATTGTCCAACAGTGGGTTCATTTTCACCCTCTTTGTCATATCTCTCATGTCTAAAAGCAGTAAATTCATCAGAAATTACTTCTAAACCATCAAAGAATAAATCAGAAATGTCCTCATTAAAATCTAATGAGAATGCCCAGTCAGTTTCAACATAAGACAGTGCTTGATTTCTTGCAACAGAGAAATCAAATTCTTCTCTGGTTTGTGGATGCTCATAGACAGTAATGCCAGCACCTCTCAAAAGTTGAACTGTATTATCAGTACTTCCAGTATCAACAACTACGGTGTGGGAAAACTTTTTTGAATTCTCAATAAATTTTTCAATATTTTCTTCTTCATTTTTGCAAATAGCATAAAGCGTAACATTCATAAGTACTTCTCCCAATCAATACAAGGTGATAAAAATTCTGAGTGACAATGTGTAGAATAACCAGGAATACATGAAATTAGATTCCTTCTATTAGTATGTAGTTCTAAAAATTTACCATGATCGAAAGATGGTTCATATCCAGTTGAAAATTTAATATGGACATCTTTATCTTCTTTTAGAGTTTTAAATTTAGTTGCAAATGTATTGGTTGTTGATGGCGTTGGCATCCAGTGAGATAATTTTGTATGAAGAACTTTAGTCATAAACTCTTTATACATTTCTTGGTACTTATCGCCATGGTCATAAAGAGTTACATATTCCACTGGTAAGTTGAATCCATCTAAAAGAATCCTATCCCATCCTGGACGATGTACATAATCATCTTCTGCAAAATATATTACTGTATCATCATCAAATTTTTGAGAAAGAATATACTTAACTGTCTCTATAAAACTTAAAGACTCTGCACCACAATCAATCTCATGAACATTAGTTTCATCTTTTAAGAAAGTATCAGAACTTTTTCCATAATGTTTATCATATATGATTGTATAATTAGTTGTTTTTGTATTAAGAGTTCTTTTAAAGTTTTGAAATACTTTTTCTTTATCCCACCAATCTGGTCTATTTTGAGTGGAATATTTTAGATTTGAATAATAACAATGCCTTAAAAATACTTCAATTTTTTTCATACTAGATTACCTGAAATAGAAATTCTAAAGTCATCACTTGTAGTAAATGGGTATACACAGTGTGATAAATGTGCTGGGAAAAGAACTATTCTTTTTTCCCAGTCTTGATCAACATATAAAGTTTCAAGAGTTAAATTGCCAAGAATGTTTGGATAAAGAAACTGAAATGCTGATGCTGCTTTATTTTTTGATTCTTTTACATGAGGTGCATTTAATTCATCTTTTATTTTATATGGGACTTTTAACCAACAAACAAAACTAAATGTTCCTCCATGATGATGAACTGGATTAAATTCATTCTTTTTTTGAAAATTAACCCAAAGGTTTCCAGATTCAAAATGAAAATCTCCAGGTTTTCTTAAAAAGTTCCAATGTTCTCCATAAGATTTGCACATTTGATTCAAATATGGTTCAAGATATGGGAGTGATTTGGGAAGTCCATATTGTCGTTCTATGTTCCCAGCTAAACCATCATTCCATTTTTCATGATTGTCCCAGTCAGATTGAATTTCTTCAATCTCATTTATAATGATAGTATAAAGTTCTTCTGGAAGAATTCCAGAAGTGACTCCAGGATTTGGTAATGATATATGATTAAAAGGTAAATAAGTGTTCATAAAGATCAAAATTTAAATTATTATAGCACTAATTAATTATAAAAGTAAATTATAATACAGAGTCTGTATATCTTATTGCAAATGTCAAGTCATCCCCAACAGATACTTGCTTCCAATCAGTTCCACCAGCAAATGTGGTAACAGGTACGCTAACTCCACCTCCACCAGATTCAGCATTTCCAAGTTTTCCCCCAAATCCTCTGCCACCCCACATCCATAAAGTTCCATCTGCTTTAACTGCTCCCATTGTTCCTGCTCTTCCAGACACTTGTTTCCAATTGTTTCCTCCTCTAAATGTGGTAACTGGAGTAGATCTGAAATTGCTTTGGTCATATGAAGTTGGATATACTCCAATTCCCAATGTTCCGACAAAGGCAACATTTGCTCCCCAAACCCATAAGGTTCCATCAGTTTTAATTGCTGCAGTTTGTGACCCTGAACTTGAGGTTCCTATGATAGATACTTGTTTCCAATTTGTTCCACCAGCAAATGTAGTAACTGGAGTAAACGAATGGTAAAAAGATCCAGTTCCATGAGTTCCTAATTGATTTCTTCCAGAAAACCATAAAGTTCCATCAGCTTTAATTGCTGCAGTAGACCCATCTTCACTACAAGAAACATTTTTCCAAGAACCTCCTCCAAATATATTAATGGGAGCAGTAATATATGAAGACTGATTATCCCCAAACCCACCACCACTACCAAACACCCATAATTCATTTTGATTTAATCCTACATTTTTTAAAGCAACAATTGAATTTGTCAGATCTCCACCAATTTGTACCCAATTTGTCCCCCCAGCAAATGTTGTGATAGGGGTTGATGTTTTTTGTGTGAAATACTTTACACTACCTTGGTCCAAATAAGTGTTTGGGGGAACATTATTTCCCAAAAGTGCGTCTTCGTTATGTCCCCAAGTCCATAAAGTTCCATCAGTTTTAATTGCTACTGTAGCTTCAATCATTGCTACAACTTGTTTCCAGTTAGTTCCTCCAGCAAATGTTGTGATTGGAGTGAATACACTCTGAAATTCTCTAGCATTTCCAAGTTCACCATCAACATTATCTCCCCAAACCCATAAAGTTCCATCAGTTTTGATAGCTGCAGTATGAGACCATCCACAACTTACTTGCTTCCAGTTAGTTCCTCCAGCAAATGTTGTGATTGGAGTGGATATGTTAGTTGAACTACCTCCACTATTATTTCCAATTTTTCCATTAAGCTCATTTCCCCACAACCATAAGGTTCCATCAGTTTTGATAGCTCCTGCATGGTTGAACCCACAACTTACTTGCTTCCAATTAGTTCCTCCTGCAAATGTAGTAACTGGAGTGTTTCCACCAGAAACATTGAGGTTTCCTTGTAAGCTAGTTTGTCCCCAAGTCCATAATGTTCCATCAGTTTTAATTGCTGCTGTAAGGTTTGCCCCAACAGATACTTGTTTCCAATTAGTTCCTCCTGCAAATGTAGTAACTGGAGTGTCTCTGTAACCAAGAGTAGTATTTTGTATACCAAGACTAGTATCTCCCCAAGTCCATAATGTCCCATCAGTTTTAATTGCTGCAGATCTACTATTAGATTTGGATACTTGTTTCCAATTTGTTCCACCTACAAATGTGGTGACTGGAGTATATCTGTTTGTATATCCCCATGTTTGACTAGATGTAGATCCTATTCCTAGTCGCCCATTAGTATTACTACCCCAAGTCCATAAGGTTCCATCAATTTTAATTGCTAAACCTGGAGACACTGTATTGAGATCTTCTGGATTTGTAGTTGCAGTGTCTGCCCAGTTGGTTCCTCCTGCAAATGTAGTAACCGGAGTAATTCTAAATGACACATTAGTTTGGGAATTTGATAATTGTCCAGCGCCATTACTTCCCCATCCCCATAAGGTTCCATCAATTTTGATTCCTACTGTGTGTCCATAAGATACTTCAATTTGCTTCCAATCTCTTCCACCAACAAATGTTGTAACAGGAGTACGATAATATTTTGTTACAGTTGGATCAACCAAACTTTCAATAACTTGACCCCAAACCCATAAAGTTCCATCAGTTTTAATTGCTGCAGTTTGTAAATCTCCACAACTAACTTGCTTCCAAGTATTTCCTCCTGCAAATGTAGTAACTGGTGTTGATCTTCCCCTTTGCGCACCAATTACATTAATTCCTAAATATGATTCAGTTGAATTAAAATCTCTGTTGGCCCCCCACATCCATAAAGTTCCATCAGTTTTAATTGCTGCTACATTCCAAAATCCACAACTAACTTGTCGCCAATTAAGTCCTCCACTAAATGTAGTAACAGGGGTTGATGAATCAGCAGATATTGCATTTCCTAATGACAAAGGTATTCCTGAACCATCTTCATTTTCTCCCCACCCCCACAATCCACCAGATCTAAAAGCATCTGCAGGCACAAAAAGATCATCAAAAGATGATGTGGTTGTTGGATCACTATCAATTGTCACTGTAAGATCTGCAATCCACACAGAAGATCCTATGACAGCAGATAGTGAAACTGGAGATACAAAAGTTAAAGCATAAACTCCCAGACTGCCAGTTACTCCAAAATTTTTAGTTATATCTCCAGTAACATAAGTCCATTCAGTATTTCTAGTAATCTTTGGAAGTGCTCCTCCAGTTGTATAAGATGACCAAGAACCTCCAGCATCTCTGTTTTGAAGTGTCAATTGCGCATCATTATTTGTTTGCCAATCTGCGCTAGTTTTATATAAACAACTTATTCTAACTGTAAAACTTCTAAAAGTAGTAGTTATAATTGGTGCAAATTGGGTGCTAAGATTTCTTGGACAATTGAATGTAGTTGAAGTTACTGTAAATTTAATTGGATGAGTTCCATTTGGAGACCTGATAGTAGTATCCAGAGATGGAGTTATTCCTAATGGATCTACAAAAGTATTTACTAACCTACTCTCCATAGATAAAGGATTCCAATAATTTTCAAGATAATCTATTCTGGAATTAACGTTATAAAATGTAGGCATTGAAAAACTCTCTTAGAAATTTAAACTTCTATTCTGGCATAATCACAGGAGTGTTCATTTGTTCACTCCATTTCATAAAATAATGATACATTTCATAGGAAATCTTTTTATTATTTATTGGAAGTACTTTTAGATATTGCTTTCCTTCTTTTTGTTCTACTGAAACCAATACATTACATTTATCTGGTCTCATTTCTTCTGGGAGCAAATATTGACTCCAAGCACATTGATATTTTCTACACATTTCTGGTCGTTCTGAATGTATTCCACATCCATAAGATTCTAAAAACTTACAAGATTTGCCACAACCAAAAGAATGTCCATATGCCTCACCAATTAACCACGTGCAACATGCTTTACATTCTCCACATTCCCTAAATTTAATCATTCATATAATCCTCCTCTTTGTAGTAATGAGAATAAGAATCATACACTTCAGATTGATAAATTGATGTTGGATTTGTATTTGGATTGCTGCCAATCCACAATTCTCTATCTATGCGATAATCACTATATAAAAAATTATGATCTAAAGATTGTATATGTTTTGCATTTGCCCACCAAAAGTTTCCAGTATAATTATAAGTTCCTTCTACTGGATTAGTAACTTCTCCATTTGGCCACAATGTTACTCCAACTGAATTTAAATTTGCACCAACACAATCATATTCATCCAAACAATTTACACATTCTTTCCATCTATCAATTACAAAATGCTCCATCATTAATCGCCAAGCATTTGCAACTAATGTTCCTTTACTTGCACCCTTCATATGAAAATATAAAATTTTATAATCTGGATTTTCATAAGCAAAGTTTTTTAAAGCAATCATTGTTTCAGTTTCTTCCTTCCAATTTTTGTTATAAACAATTTTTGCTTTTGATGGAACATGGAACATTTCTTGATCTCCATTCACCCCAATATGAAAATGATCAGCAACATTCAATAATCCACTAACATAAAGACGATTAATTTGTTGTTGATAAATGAATGCAGAAATTTCATTTTGAAAAGTATGATAAAAAATAGCAATTTTCATAGTGAATAAGAATCTCCATCCATACCTTTAATGACATCTAATCCCAAAACAGGAACATTTAAAATTTTGTCCCTATCTATAAAATGATAAAAAGAATGCTCAATATCAATTCCTGCAGTAATTTGAATTGCTTGTTCCATATATTGAAAACTTTTATTTAATACTTCTATAATATCATTAAATAAGAATCTATCAAACGACCACAATCCAGTTACCATACTACCCTTACATCCATACATGTTTGCATAAAGGTTTTCTGGGTTTTCAAATCTTTTTTCATAATCATAATATTTCATGACATACTTATTCAACAAAAATTTGCTTTTATAATCTTGAATATCAAAGTCATCATTTAATTTATATCTTCCACTCAATTTAAAAACTCTTGTAGAATCGCTAAAATTATTTGTTTGCATCATGTAATTTAAAGATATCTGTAAACATCTACACTCAAGCATTGATTTTACATACACAAATTTCTGAGGATCTCTATGAAGATTCTCATAAAGTAATTTCATAGTTGGATCATTTCCACATTCTAAAATATAATCACATTTATCTTCTAAAATATTTTTGTATTCTAGATCTATAGGAGTTTCTGATGATTCATAAAGAAGAATATATGCATCTGGAACATGAGATTTAATAGATTCTATAGTATCTAATGTTTGCTTAAATCTTTGATCTGTGGAAAATTTACTGAAATGATCTTCCTGAAAATGATTAATTGCAGATCCAACTAAAAATAAAAATTTATAATTCATAATATGAAGAAGAATAATTTGGAATAATTTTTTGATTATTTAATATATTATTTACACGTTGATTCCAAAGGTCTGGAATTTGATCTTTGAATTTACTAATTCTAAAATAATGCCAAGTTGCTGGATATAATGTTCCTGTTCCATATAATCCATAAGGACTTAAAACCCAAGGTTTTCCTTTTTCATTTTCATCATATCCAATAGGATACATTAAATGATATGGTAAACCAATTTCATCTGCCCTGAGGGAAAGAATTTGTGCAGTATCAATTTGACATTCATTTTGGGTAAAGAATGCTAAATGTGGTTTCCCTAAAATATTATACGATGCTTTGCTAACAAATAAACAGGATGCAGCAGCATAGTGCCTATTAACTAATTTTTTATGAAAAATATTTTGAGCATTTCCTACAAAAGATACATTTTCTTTTGCCCAAGAATATGCCCACTCTAAAATTTGTTTATTATGTGGAAGACAATCTATATCAAGGAAACAAACTACATCATCAGATTCTTCACTCATCATAGAGGTCATAAAATCTCCATGTGCAAAATACATTTCATCATAATCATGAATTTCTTCATAAACATGATAACAAACATTTATTCCTATTTTATCACAAACTTTTTTATGATCTTCTATTAATTGCTTAGGAAGATTTTTGGTATAGAACACATGAAATTTCATAGGTAATCTGTATTAAAACTTATTACGATTCTTTGTTGATTTTCTTTTTTTGTATGATGCACTAACTTACTTGAAAAAATAACTAACAATCCAGAATATGGTTGAACTTCTTGATCTGGAAAAATTAAAGGAACATTATTTTTATTTGCAAAAACATAAAATGCCCCACTTAAAGTATTTTTGCCATCATCATGATTATGGGGTTTTAATTCATTTCCTGGATTGGTAATATTAAACCAACTATTGATTAATTTTAATTTTGAAATATTATATTTTTTACAATAAATTTCAATATATTTTTCTATAGTAACTCTAAGACCATTTAATTCTGGATATAATAAAATTGGTACACCACAATTATATGTAGATCTACCATCAGTCAAAAGTCCATGAACATCTCCTTGAATTGATAATAAAAAATTTTTAATTTTATCAATGTTTAAAAAAGATAAATCATATTTTTCTATCATTCAAAAATTCCTCCAGTTGCTTCAATGGTTCATCCCAATTTCTTGGTTTCTTTTGTTTAAATATATGAACATGATCTCCATACCACCAAGATTTTCCTGTCGAACTTGTCCAAACATAATACTCCATAATAGGCACAAGTACACAAACCTCTTTACCTATTGACGCTGCAATGTGTGCAATAGAAGTACAAGAAGTAATCACCAAATCCATTTGATTAACAATAGAAAAAGTATCAGTAAAATTTCTATCTTGAATATTAAAAGTTTTTACTTGATCCTTATATTCTTCTGGAGGAAGTTCATCAGGAAGTTGAAGTGAATATAAAGATGCATCAGTATTAGTTAAAACTTTAAATAACCCATTTGAATCTATGGATCTAAAGTGTGCCTGCTCAAAACCAGAACCAGAATTCCAAAATACACCAATTTTATATTTTTTATCTTCTTGAAGATATGAATATTGCTCTTCCTTTTCTGGTAATGGTTTTAAATAAGGATCACGTCCAATGTCCTCTACTTTAAGATTCAAATAATATGGCAATGCAAGTGCATACACCCAATTAGTATCCCTTGAAAATTCTGGATTATCCCAAACTAATTCACATTTATATCCATTGTATTCAAAAATTTCTTTAATATCTTTTCTTGTAGTTGTCCAAATTGGAATCATTCCAAGATCTTGAAGATGATTCATAAATTTAACATGCATAATTTCATCACCAGCACCACATTGACTGTCAATTAAAATAGTTTGTCCTGGTGTTACTGTTCCATCCCATTTTTCATATTCAGGAAGTTTTTTATTTTTATATGCTTCTACTTCTCCTGCTTTTAAAAAATGCTTTAATCCAGTATTTAAATCATTTTTTCTAAAATAATGCCCAGAAAGATTGTGGTATGATTTTCTTTCAATTTCTGGAGATAATGGTTTTTTAATTAAATCAAACAAAAGTTTTTCTGATTTGTCTTTTTGTCCAATGGCAGAATATGCAAAAGTTTCTTCTAAAAGAAGTTCAGTATCTTGTGGATTTTGTGATTTAATTTTTGAAATATGAGTAATTGATTTTTCTGGGCAATTATTTTGATTATATGCATTAATTAAATTTTTTGTTGTTATATATTTTTCTTCTTTGGTTTTGGCAAGTTTTAGTGCTTTTTCTCCGTACTCTGCAGCAAAAGAAAATTGTTTTAATTCAAAAAATATCTTTGCTACGTCATCATATTGAGTAAATGTATTTGCCTTTTTGCCAAAAGCATTTAAAAGTTGAATTGTAAGTTCCTTTTCTTTAAAAGAAAATAAAGTTTTTGCTACAAGTTCAAGGGGATTCATAAAATTTATTCAATTATTAATATTTATATTGTTTCTCCTGATTGAATAGCAATCATAGATCTATTAGCTGAAAAAACTTGTTTCCAATTAGATCCTCCAAGAAATGTAGTTACTGGAGTACTCTTATTACCAAGTGCGTTAATTCCAAGTTGACCACTGCTAGAACCACCCCAAACCCATAAAGTTCCATCAGTTTTAATTGCCCCCACGTGAACGCCATTTCCAGATGTAGATAAAGACACAGTTTTCCAGTCATTTGAGTATCCAAAAACATTTGACGGAACAGAAATGTTCGATGTATTGGTATTAATTCCAAGATTTGAATTAAAATTATTCCCCCAAATCCAAAGAGTTCCATTAGTTTTGATTGCTGCTGTACAAAAATGACTAGCCACTACATATTTCCAATTAGTTCCTCCAGCAAATGTGGTAATTGGAGTGAATACAGTGTTACTTGTTACAGATGCATTACCCAATTGTCCGCTAGTTACTTGACCCCAAGTCCATAGAGTTCCATCGGTTTTTATGGCTGCTGTATGATTGTTGCCACAACTTACTTGTTTCCAAGTATTTCCTCCTAAAAAAGTTGTGATTGGAGTAATAGAAAATTTATAACTGAAATTTATTCCAAGTTGACCATATAGATTATATCCCCAAGTCCATACAGTGCCATCAGATTTAAGTGCTATAAAGTGACTTTGCCCACCAGATACTTGTACCCAATTAGTTCCTCCAGCAAATGTAGTGACTGGAGTAGATCTATTTGCATTATCATTAGTTCCTAAAGATGAATTAATTCCAAATGAAGTACCTCCCCAAACCCACAAAGTTCCATCAGTTTTTACAGCAATAGTTGCACCTCCTACCATGGCATGTACTTGCTTCCAGTTAGTTCCTCCGACAAAGGTGGTAACAGGAGTAGACCTATCTGATAACGATGCATGTCCAAGTTGTCCAGAATTTGCAAAACCCCAAGTCCATAAAGTTCCATCAGTCTTAATTGCCGCAGTAAATCCAGCTCCAAGACTGACTTGTTTCCAGTTAGTTCCTCCGACAAAGGTGGTAACAGGAGTACTTTTTACTTGAGAATCGTTAGTTCCAAGGCTTCCATTGCCATTATTTCCCCAAGCCCATAAAGTTCCATCAGTTTTAATTGCTACAGTTCGTTGAAAACCACAAGCAACTTGTTTCCAATTAGTTCCTCCAGCAAATGTAGTTACTGGAGTAGTTACGAAGGAACTAGCATCAGCAGCATTATTCCCAATTTGCTGAATTCCATTAGCTCCCCACAACCATAAAGTTCCATTTGTTTTTATTGCTGCATAATGACTTGTTCCACTTGCTATTGATGCCCAATCAACTCCAGATGGATATTGAATTGGAGCTCCAGCAATACCAAAACCAGATCCGCCTCCCCCAGCACTTTCAAAATTATATACACGTCCCCACCTCCAAAGAGTTCCATCAGTTTTAATTGCTGCTATACTTGAAGAATAAGAAGAAATTTGTTTCCAATTTATTCCAGAAAGTGGTGCTGGTGTTTCTTGTGTCTCTACATTATTGCCAGAATATCCAAGAAGACCTTCATCATCAGCTCCCCAAGACCACAAAGTTCCATCAGTTTTCATGGCGAACGTAGAATATGCAGCACAAGCTATAGTAATTTCTTCTGGAGCTCCAGTTGCAGTGTTTGCCCAGGTAGTTCCTCCAACAAAAGTTGTAACTGGAGTACTTCTGGCAAGAATAGTTTGAGATCCTGTTCCTAATTGAAAATTAGAATTATCTCCCCAAATCCATAAAGTTCCATCAGTTTTAATTGCTGCTGTATGATTGTTGCCACAACTTACTTGTTTCCAAGTATTTCCTCCTGAAAAGGTGGTGGTTGGTGTACTTAAAGGTGTAGTAGAACTAGCTAACCTAGTCCTATTAGGATTTCCAATTTGCCCATTAAAATTATAACCCCAAGTCCACAAAGTTCCATCAGTTTTAATTGTTGCTACATGACTAGATCCAAAACTAATTTGTTTCCAGTTAGTTCCTCCAGCAAATGTGGTGACTGGGGTAAATTTAACTCCAGTGTTATCTCCTGTTCCAGTAGATGAACTATTAACGTTAGATCCCCAAATCCATAAAGTTCCATCAGTTTTAATTGCTGCTGCATTGCTAGGACTGCTCCCTGTACATAAAGTTTTCCAATTTGTTCCTGCTAAAACTGGAACAGGAGTGCTTGTTTGGGGTCCACCTGTTCCAATTAGACCATCTAGATTGCTTCCCCAAGACCAAAGTTGTGCAGATCTTCCTATAGATTCTGCTAATTCTGGATATACACTAATTAAATAGTCTTTAGTGACTAAATTTTTCCCCAAGTCACCATTACCACTATCTCTAAAATTGGTAGTAGTTTGATTATTTGCAGGCATGTTATATTACTGGTAATGATGGAAATCTTGGATCTTCTGGTTCTGGTGGAAGTTCTCTTACTACAACATCATAAACTTCATCTAAAGTTTCGCAAGCATCAATTTCTGCGAGTTTTGCAAATTCCCAATCATATGCTTCCTGCACTTTTTGATCTATTTGAGTCATAATATCTTGAAGTTGCTGTTGAGATACTTCTAACCATGTATTTGAAAATTTATAATTATATGTTCCCAAAGAAGATGCTAATTTAGTTGCAATAATTGCTCTTTCTTCTCTTGAAGTTAATATTTCTACATCAGTTCCATCAACTGAAATTGTAATAATCTGATTTTCTTTTTCTCTTCTGTATGGTGCTACTTCTTGTCTGCGAACATGCTTTACTTCATCTAAAGTTTTTTCATGAATTGCATATGTAAAAACTGCAGATGTTAGTGTGACAGTATTCTCTACTGATGCACCAGGAATATAAGTTGATCTATTAATCAGAGGATTGTAAATATCTGGGGATAATTCTTCTGGAAGAATGACAAAAGTATCACCATCAAAACTACTTACAACATATTCAGCATCATTTATAGAAACAACTCCCTCTGAAGTATCAAATTGTAAATTTTTAATGTTTATTTTTAATCCTGGATATGGACTTAAAGATGGTATAGTGCAAATCATTTGACAGTATTCATTTAAAACAACATCTTGTATCTCAATGGATGGTTCAAATGAATTAGGATCTGAAGAACATGATTTAGTTAGATCTGAATATTCTCGTTCCCATGTAAAATTGCCAACATTATAATACTTTGGATCATGGTCAGGTATAACTTGCTTGACTGGAAGAATATAAGTTTCTTCATTCACTTTAATTGGAACTGACTGCCAATCGTTTATAGTAACCCTATAATCTAACTCAAGTTCTTCTTCTAGGTCAGAATTAATCATTCTATAATTCCAACCAATTGGACCTAAAAGTAATTGAGAATTATGAATAAGTGCGTACATAATGTTTTTAATTTATTTATGAGAGTGGGAGGTCTGATGGGATTCCTGAGGTTACTGCCATCTGATGTGAAACACTAGAAGCATTTGAAGAAGATGTTTGTCTCCAGTTAGTTCCCCCAGCAAATGTAGTCACTGGAGTAGTTCTGGATGTGGTATCATTGGTTCCCAATTCTCCATTAGAATTTAATCCCCAAGTCCATAGAGTTCCATCAGTTTTGATTGCTGAGGCACACTCATGACCACAATCTACTTGTTTCCAATTAGTTCCTCCTAAAAAGGTGGTTACAGGAGTCCTTTTATCAGAGGAACTATTGTGCCCAAGAAGAAAAGCTGCCCCCCAAACCCATAATGTACCATCAGTTTTAATTGCTGCTGAAACTCTGGAACCTAGACTTACTTGTTTCCAGTTAGTTCCTCCTACAATTGTAGTTACTGGAGTACTTACATTTATATTAAGTGTGCTATTAATTCCAAGAACTCCATAGGAATTGGATGCATTGTTTCCCCAAACCCATAGAGTTCCATCAGTTTTAATTGCAGCAGAAAAAGACTCAAGTTGAAATCCTGCGTTCACAGAACTATTCTTACTACAACTTACTTGTTTCCAGTTATTCCCTCCAGCAAATGTTGTGACTGGAGTAGATTTATTTACTCCATCATTAGTTCCAAGTTGTACGTATTCATTACCACCCCACCCCCACAAAGTTCCATCAGTTTTGATTGCCATCACATGACTTCCTCCAAAACTTACTTGTTTCCAATTAGTTCCTCCTGCAAATGTAGTAACTGGAGTAGATCTATCTTGAGTAGAATCATTAGTTGCAATATTAATTCCAAGTTGCCCCTCATCATTTCTACCCCATATCCATAAGGTTCCATCAGTCTTGATTGCTGCTGTATTATAAGCTCCACAACTTACTTGTTTCCAATTATTTCCTCCTGCAAATGTAGTAACTGGCGTAGACCTACTTCCTTGAGAAGCATTCCCAAGTTGACCACCAGATGGTCCAGAAACATTTCCAGAACCCCAAGTCCATAGAGTTCCATCAGTTTTGATTGCTGCAGAGAATTCACTTCCACAACTAATTTGTTTCCAGTTGGTTCCTCCGGTGAATGTGGTGACTGGAGTGGATGTTCTGGTACTAAATGTATTTTGCGCATTTCCCAAAGTTCCTCTAGATAAACTTCCCCAACCATATAATTGATCGCCAATATACTGATCAATCAACCAAGTATTGGTTATAAAGTGTTCTTCTAAATCGCCTTCTGGAGAAAAGAATTGACCTGGCATATCTTACTCTTTTTTTAGTATTTATCTTTAGGTAGTTGCAATTCTTCTTCTTAATGGTGCAAGTGCTAAGGTGATCCTGGCAGTCTCTTCAGATGCTG